TACTGCTAATGCGGTGACTGAGTTGACCTATGGTGGTGGTGGTACTGCTCCTACCATCACGGCATCTAACTGGCAAACTGCTACTCTTAATGGGATTGCATACTTCTTCCAAACTGGTCACGATCCTCTGATTTATGACCCTGCTATAAGTACAACTACTTATCGCAGAGTCTCAGAGAAGTCTGGTTATGTAGCTACAGTTCCCCAAGCCAACATTGCCATCTCTGCATTTGGTCGTTTGTGGGTTGCTAATACATCTACAGACAAAGTGACTGTTACCTTCTCTGATCTGATTGCAGGTCATGTATGGGGTGGTGGTACTTCAGGCTCATTAGATGTCTCCCGTGTGTGGCCTAATGGTGCGGATGAAGTGATGGGCTTGGCAGCTCACAATGATTTCTTGTTTATCTTTGGTAAACGACAGATTCTTGTCTATTCTGGTGCGTCAACACCCGCATCCTTAGTTCTGAGTGACACAATTGGTTCTATTGGATGTATTGCAAGAGATACGATTCAAAGCGTTGGCTCTGACGTTATTTTCTTGTCAGACTCAGGTGTTCGTTCACTCATGAGGACAATCCAAGAAAAGTCTGCTCCTCTAAGAGACTTGTCTAAGAACGTGCGTTTTGATCTAAATTCATCTTTGGCAGGTGAAACATTGGCTAATCTGAAGTCTGTTTACTCAGAAAAAGAAGCCTTTTATCTGCTTGTTTTACCTGCATCTTTGCAAGTTTACTGCTTCGATACCAAACAATCTTTGCAAGATGGTGCATCTAGGGTCACTAAATGGGACTCTATTGCTCCAACATCCTTGCGTTCTTTGCGTAATGGTGATTTATATATTGGTAAGAATGGGTATATTGGTAAGTATGGAACTTATCTTGATGACGCATCAACGTACCGATTTGCGTACTACACCAACAATGCCGACTTGGGAAACCCTAATCAGATTTCCATTTTGAAGAACATTACTGCCATTGTAATTGGTGGGTCTAATCAGTTCTTAACGATTAAGTGGGGTTTTGATTATTCTGGTTCTTATCAATCAGAGAACATCTTTATTCCAACACAAGTTAGTTATGAGTATGGCATTGCTGAATACAACATTGCTGAATACACAAGTGGTGTTCCAATTAAGACTTTGACTGCTAATGCTTCTGGAGCAGGAAAGATCATTCAAACTGGTTATGAAACAACGATTAACAATGCTTCATTTTCTCTGCAAAAAATTGAAATTCAAGCCAAAGATGGCAAAATAGGTTAAGGAGAATTATCTTGTCCAATTATACAAAAAGTACCAATTTCGCTACTAAAGATAACTTATCACCTGGCAATCCTTTAAAGATTGTTAAGGGTGCTGAGATTGATACTGAATTTAACAATATTGCTACTGCTGTTGCGACAAAGACAGACAATGCTTCTGCCGCAATTACTGGCGGTACGATTACGGGCATTACTGATCTAGCGATTGCTGATGGCGGTACAGGTGCTTCTACGGCTACTGCTGCCCTGAACAACCTTTTGCCTACCCAAACAGGTAACGCAAATAAGTATCTTCAGACTGATGGCACTAATGCTACATGGGATGCAGTAAGCCTTTCCACTTCTGACATTACAGGCACTCTGCCTGTAGCAAATGGTGGTACTGGTGTAACTTCATCTACTGGTACAGGTTCTGTTGTTTTGTCAAACAGTCCTACTTTGGTGACTCCCGCATTGGGAACTCCCGCTTCTGGTACGGCAACTAATCTTACAGGTCTTCCAATCTCAACAGGTGTAAGTGGTTTGGGTACTGGTGTGGCTACTTTCTTGGGTACACCATCATCTGCTAACTTGGCTTCTGCCGTAACAGACGAAACAGGTAGTGGTGCTTTGGTGTTTGCCAATAGCCCAACCTTAGTGACTCCTGCTCTTGGAACGCCCTCTAGTGGCACTTTGACCAATGCTACTGGCTTGCCTATCAGCACAGGTGTTTCAGGTCTAGGAACAGGCGTAGCAACCTTTCTAGCTACTCCTAGTTCAGCAAACCTTGCTTCTGCGGTTTCTGATGAAACTGGCACAGGTGCTTTGGTCTTTGCTAACTCTCCTACATTGGTGACTCCTGCTTTAGGCACTCCTTCGGCTTTGATAGGAACTAACATTACAGGAACGGCATCTGGCCTGACTGCGGGTAACGTCACAACCAATGCCAATCTAACTGGTGCAGTTACCTCAGTTGGTAATGCTACCTCACTTGGTTCATTTAGTTCTGCAAACTTGCTTTCTGCTTTGACTGACGAAACAGGAACAGGCTCTGCTGTATTTGCCACTTCACCTACTTTGGTTACTCCCATATTGGGAACACCAACAAGTGCAACTTTGACTAATGCAACTGGTTTGCCTTTGTCTACAGGTGTGACGGGAACTCTTCCCGTTGTTAATGGCGGTACAGGGCAAACAAGCTATACAGATGGTCAACTGTTGATTGGAAACTCTACTGGCAACACTCTAACCAAAGCTACTTTAACTGCTGGCACAAACGTCACCATTACCAATAGTGCTGGTGGTATTACGATTGCAGCATCGGGCGGTGGTGGAGGAACTCCTGGTGGTTCTAATACTGAGGTTCAATACAATAATGCAGGTGCTTTTGGTGGCATTACAGGTGCTACAACCAATGGAACAGCGTTGACTCTTGTTGCTCCTGTTCTTGGAACACCCGCAAGTGCAACCTTAACCAATGCTACTGGATTGCCTATTGGTACTGGCGTATCAGGGCTAGGAACAGGCGTTGCAACGGCTCTAGCGGTCAACGTAGGTTCTTCTGGCGCACCTTTAGTAAATGGCGGTGTTCTTGGGACTCCATCAAGTGGTACTGCAACCAACTTAACTGGCCTTCCTTTAACTACTGGTGTAACAGGAACACTTCCTATTGCTAATGGCGGTACAGGTACGACTTCAACTACGTTTGCCAACTTAACCACAAACGTCACAGGAACATTACCAGTTGCTAATGGTGGTACTGGCGCAGCAACTTTGACTGCAAACAATGTTTTGCTAGGAAATGGAACTTCTGCTTTGCAAGCGGTAGCACCAAGCACAGCAGGAAACATTCTTACTTCTAATGGCACAACTTGGGTTAGTTCAACCCCTGCTGGCGGTGGTGGTTCATGGACTTATTTATCTACAGTAAGTGCAAGTGCCGCATCCACAGTTGATGTAGAAACAACTTTTAACAGCACATACGATATGTATGCAATTGTTTTTAGTGGGTTTTTCTATGATGCTGGTGGTGCATCATGGATTCTTTTAAGGTTGAAACTAGGAGGTAGTTACCAAACTTCTGCAAATTATGGGTATGGTGGTTTTTATGTAAATTCAACCACAAGCTCAAGATATGGTAGTAATGGAACAGATACATCTATTCAGCTTACTGGAACACAAAACTTTGGTTCTGGTGTAAATAGAACATCTGGAATTATTTATGTTCAAAATCCCGAACCAACTAATACTTATAAAAATATTTGGGGAGATATTGGAGGTCAAAATTCCACAGCTTACCTTAGAGATATTTTCACTGGCGGCTTTACAGGTACACAGGATGCGTTAACAGGCGTAAGGTTTCTATCGGGTAACGGCACATCCACTATGACTGGCGAGTTCCGCTTGTATGGCATTAAGAACAGTTAAGGAATAATCATGACAAGATTTCACGCAACCGCAGAAGGTAACATTCCTTTTACTGCTGAAGAAGAAGCCGAAATGGATGCACAAGCCGCAGCCTATGCTGCTGGTGCTAATGCTCGTAAAGCTGCTGAAGTTCGTACAGAACGCAATACAAAATTAGCCGCTACCGATTGGACTCAAGCCTCTGATGTACCACAAGCTATTAAAGACAGTTATGTCTCGTATCGTCAGGCATTGAGAGATGTTCCTAATCAGTCTGGATTTCCCAATGAAATTACTTGGCCTGTTGAGCCACAATAAGGAGCAATCATGGCTGTAACTAGCGCACAAATTGTAGATTTTCTGCTTGCTAATCCAGGCATGACTGATGCCGAGATCGTCACGGCTATGGAGACCTATGGAGTTTCTCCTGCTCAGATGGCTCAAGCTGTTGGCTTGGATGAGGGTGCGGTTGCGGCTCGTGTAGGCGCAGTTATTCCGCCTAATCAAGCGGTATTGCTTGGTGATACTTATGTTCAAGCCATCAATGAAGTAAGAGGTTCTGGTGAAGATCAACAAGTTGGCCCATTAGAAAATGTTATTACCTATAAAGCCAGTGAAAACCAAGCTGGTGGTAATGTTAACTATTACTCTCCTACTGGTGAATATCAACAAACTACTCAACAAAAAGAAGTTGCAGGTTCATTTTTAGAGGGATTAGGACAAGCGATTACAGACCCTGTAGTTCTAGCTGCTTTAGCAGGGGGCTATGGTGCGGGATTATTTGGTGGTGCAGGTGCATTAGGTGGTGCTGCTACTGTTGGTTCTACTGGCTTAACAATGGCTGAGTTGGCTCAACTTGATCTTGCTCTTGGTGGTGCAGGTGGTACTGCGGGAGCAACTGCTCTTGCTAACTCTTTAACTACTGGTGCTTTGACAGGTACATTGACTAACCTAACAGGTGGTAGCGGTACTGGTGCTTTAACTGGCGGTGCAGGACTATTAACTGCAGGTGGAACTACTGGTGGTACTGTTGCAGGAATGGGTACTGGTACTGGCTTAACAACAGGTGCAGGTGGTCTAGGTCTATCTACTACAGGTGCAGGTTTAGGTACAGGAACAGGCGCAGGAATTACTGCTGGTACAGGTTTAGGCACAGGAGTTTTGACAGGATCAGGTCTTGGAACTACTTTAGGTGGAGTTGGAACAGGTGTATTAACAGGCGTAGGTACGGGTGTAGGAACAGGTCTAGGTACTACTCTTGCGGGTGTCGGTACTGGCGTAGGTACAGGTGTTGGAACGGCATTAGGAACTGCCGCAGGAACAGGTCTTGGTGGACTTACTGCGGCTCAGATAGGTGCTTTGTTATCAGGTGGTTTAACTACTGGTGCAGGTCTTCTCCAACAACAAACATCTCGTGAAGCGGCTCAAAGAGCGCAACAGATGATTGATACTGAGACTGCTGCTGCCAAACAAGCGGCTGCCTTCAGACCCGTTGGCATGACCACTCGTTTTGGAACTTCTCAATTCCAAGTCGATCCAAGAACAGGTCAATTGACAAGCGCAGGGTACACATTAAGCCCCGAAGCCAAGAATGCACAAGACAGATTAGTAGCATTGGCTGAACAAGGTTTACAACAAGCTGAAGGCGCACAAGCGCAGTTTGCTCCTTTGCAAACAGGCGCACAGAACTTGTTTAACTTGGGTAATCAATATTTAGCTCAATCTCCTCAAGATGTCGCTCAAAACTATCTAAATCAACAGATGGCTTTGTTGCAACCTGGTCGTGAACTAGAGTTGGCTAATCTGCAAAACAGACTCCAACAACAAGGTCGTGGCGGTTTGGCGGTTGCTCAAGGTGGCACTATGGGTGCTACTACTCCTGAACTACAGGCTTTGTTTAACGCTAGAGCGCAACAAGAAGCTCAATTGGCGGCTAATGCTCAACAGTATGGTCAACAGAATGTCGCATTTGGTGCGGGATTGCTTGGTACTGGCGCACAGACTATGGGTCAATACTATGGTGGTCAACAAGCCGCTTATGCGCCTTACACGACTGCTTTGGGACAAGTTCAGGGCTTGGAGCAATTGGCACAACAACCATTGACAATGGGTGCGGCTCTTGGTCAACAAGCGGCTACAGCAGGTGCTAACGTAGGTCGTTTAGGCTTATCTGGTGCTGAGTTTAGTACTCGATTGGCTACTGGTAATGCAGCAACAACTAACCCCTATTCAACACTACTAAGTGGGCTAGGTGCTTCTCCCGCATTTGGGCAAGCAGTTGGTGGCTTATTTTTATAAGGATTCATCATGGCAGATAATATCGTAGCGGGTTTATTTGGTTTAACCCCCCAAATGTATGGTGAACAACAACGTGTTGGTGCGATGAATGAGGGTATTGCCCTTGCTCAACTAGACCCCGCATCTCGTGGTGCGGCACTAACTTATGGCGGTGCTAAAGGTCTTGGTACTGCAATTGGTGGTGCTATGGGCATAGAAGACCCACAACTAAAGCTAATTAGCACTAGAAACTCTATTGCCCAACAGATAGACCAGACTAACCCTGAGTCCATCCTAAAAGGCGCACAGATGTTGGCACAAGCTGGCGACCAACAAGGTGCTATGGCATTGGCTCAATATGCTCGTCAAGCACAAGGTGAAATGGCTCAAATTCAACAAAGATGGGCGGCAGAACAAGCATCTTTGGCTCAAGTGGCTAAAACTCAATTGTCTATTAAACAAGAAGAGCAACTTCGTGATGAGTTGTCTAAACTTCCACAAGGTGCTACACAAGAGCAAATTCTTGGCGTGGTAACTAAGTATGGTTCACCAGATAAAGTATTAGCTGCTTTACAAGGTTCTGCTGACAGAACTGCTCAAAGAGAAGCTATGCTTACATTGGGTCGTGAAAAAATTGAAGCCAAATTAGAGTCTGATCTTAGACAAGCAAAAACTGATATAGAAAAAGAGCAAATGCGGATTGAAGCTAGAAAAGAACTTGCTCAATTGATGGCATCTCTTAAAGGCCCAAGTCCAGCAGTTCTTAAAGCTCAAGAGAAAGCAGAAAAGGTTCAAGAAGGCCAACTTGCTTTGGGAGATACAATTTCTACAGCAGAAACCTTAGTAAAAGATTTAGCCAAAATGGGCGGAATGACAAGCACATCAAAAGGCCCTCTTGCAAACTTAGTTACATCTTTGCAAACAGGTACTGTTGGTCAAATGGGTGGCCGTGTATTTGGTACAAAGGAACAAGCAAAACGTGATGAACTAAAAAGCATCCGATTGCAATTGCTAAATGCTGTAAAAGAAGCTACAGGCATGAGTGCTCAACAACTTAACTCCAATGTTGAATTGAAAACATATTTGGATTCTTTAGGTAGCGAAGGTATGACAAAAGAGGCAAACTTGGCAATTTTAGATAATCTATCAAGGCGTTACCTTAAAGGTGAAGCTGCTCAACCTGCAAAAAATAAGTCTGACCCATTGGGTATTCGTTAAGGAGTTTTTATGGCTACGATTGCTGAAATTCGTAAAGAATATCCTCAGTATTCAGACATGACTGATACTCAGTTGGCTGATGCTTTTCATTCAAAATTTTATTCAGACATACCAAAAGACACTTTTTATACGCAACTTGGTATAAAAACAACACCTGTTTCAAGCATGGAGTTGATGTTTGGTGCTGGCAGTCCTATTGCTCGAACAATTAAAGGGGCTGTTGTTGACCCTGCTTTGGCTGTAAATCAGTTGTTAGCAAGTACGGGTTTGTTTGGTCAAGATATTAAGCGAGGCGCAACTCAACTTGTTAGTGATGTTGAAAAAGCAACTACTGAAGGTCGTGCAAGAGTTGGAAGTAGTGGTTTTGACCCATATCAGATGCTTGGCAATGTTGTTAGTCCCGTGAATCGTTTAGTTGGTGTCACGCAAGCACCACTTCAAGGCGCAGGTTTAATGGCTAACATAGCCCGATCTGGAAGCACTGGTGCGGCTTTAAGTGCGTTGCAACCAGTAAATGCTCCTGTAGAACAGTTTGCTGAACGTAAATTAGAGCAAATGGCTACTGGCTTTGTTCTTGGCCCTGTTGTTGAAGGTGGTGTAAAAGCTGTTGGAGGTCTTTTAAATACACTAAAAGGTTTAACTCCTACTGGTCGTCAAGAGTTTATGCAAAAACAATTGAATGAACTTACTGGCCCTGATCGAACAAAAGTGATTGAAGCATTGCGTGATGCTAAAGAATTAGTAAGTGGTTCTCGACCAACTGCGGCACAAGCAATTTCTGATATTCCTTCAGCAGTTGAACTTGCGGCAGCACAGAGCAAACTTGCTAGTAAAGCAAAAGTAGCAGGTCAGTTTCAAGAGCGTTTAGTTGAGCAACAAGCGGCAAGGGCAAGAGAGATTCAATCTATTGCTGGCACTGAGGCACAAAAAGCTGCTGTAATTGCAAAAAGAGAAGAAGTAACAACCCCAATGAGAGAAACGGCACTTGAACAAGTTAATCTTGCAGGCCCTATCTTTACTAAGCTAGAAAAAGAGATTTCAGATAAGTTCAATAGCTTGGCGGCTGCTGAACAAACATCTGGAATGACTGGTTTAGCGGCAACACTTCAACAAGCTGTGGCAACAAAAGGACAACCTGGTTGGCTGTCTGCGGGTGATATTGCTTCAGAAGCAGCAGGTCGTGCAAAGGCATACAAAGAACTTGCAGGAACATTGCGTGGCGAAGCCCAACTAAAACAATTCCAACTAAATAGTTTAGAACAAAATGGATTCTTTCCATTACGTGCATCTGATTTAACAGAACAACTAGACAAGGCTATTCGTGGTACTGTGTCTGACCAAAGTAAAGCTGTTTTGCAAGGTATTAGAGATAAAGTTGTTTCTAAGGCTGATGAAAATGGCTTGTTAAATAGCCGTGATGTATACGAAAACATTAGAAAAATATCTAATCAAGATGTCGCAAAAATGCTTAATCTTGGTGAGCAATATGCTTCTGGTGGAATTCCTCAACAAGCTGCCAAGGCCATTGGTAGTGCAAAACAATTTATTGATGCTTCATTAAACAAATCATCTGATGGCTTATGGGGTAAATATCTTACTTCTTATGCGGATTACAGTAAAAAACTTAACCGCATGGAAGTTGGAGATTACTTATCTAAGAGTTTAAATACACCTTTAGGGAAAGAAACTGCGGGTGAGTTTGCTGCGGCTGTTGAGAATGCGGCTGGAACAATTAAGAAATCTACTGGAATTCCAAGGTTTGAAAAGTTGTCAGATGTTTTGACTTCAAAAGAAGTTGCCTCTGTAAATAATGTATTGGCAGACCTAAAGCGTGATTCAAAAGCAAAAGAACTTGCAAGAAAAGTTGGTGCGCTTGATGTCGGTGGCCCTGAAATTCTAAAAGAAGCCCCACAACTGTTAAACAGAACATATACAGTAATGAAGGCGGCTGTTGAATACTTGCAAAGAGGTAATGCAGACGCTTACAACAAACAGATGGCTGAGTTAATGATGAACCCAGGTGCTTTGGCTCAGTTTATGACTGTTGGCATACCAAAGGGTAGAACAAACGAGTTTGTTTCTTCAATGATGAAGTTAATGGATGCTCCGACTAGATCAGCATTTATTCAGTCGTTTACAGTACCCGCTGCGGCTAAAGAAGTTGGGGACGCACAACTTACTATGGCAGAGTAATGAAAGACTTTGCCGAAGCATTTGTTGCGGCAGTCTTTCTTGTTTGTTTTGTCATTTATTGTAGTTATATTATTGTTTGGGCATTTCCGTGATCGCCTTTCTCTTGGCGGCAACCATAGAGTACCGA